ATGCCCACCGCCGGTGTCTCTGCCCAACCCGTGACCGACTACCCACGCAGCCAAATCCAGAGCATGCGCGACCGACTCACCACCCTCGACCCCGACGACCCCATCACCGCGGACGAGGCCGACCTCCTCCTCGAGGTCAGCGACGAAATCGACCTCCTCGGCAAAAGCCAATACAGCGACCAACGCCACGAATTCCTGCTCAAACGCGGCATCCGCATCGCCGAACACACCGACGAACTCGTCGACGCCATGCACGACCGCGACGCCGCCGAAGCCATCGTCCGCTGGATCCACCAAACCTACGACAACCCCGAATCCAACAAGGACTACCGCGTCACCCTCCGCATGCTCGGCGACCTCGGCACCGACAACGACGGGAAACCCGACTCCATAGACTGGATCCCCGGCGGCTACCCGAGCACCTACGACCCGGCACCGACCCCCGAGGAGATGTATCGATGGGAGGAGCACATCCAACCGATGCTGGACGCGTGTCACAACAGTCGCGACCGATGCCTCATCGCGTTGGCGTGGGACCTGGGACCGCGACCCAGCGAACTCTTCGACCTCACAGTCGACCGGTTCACCGACGACGACCTCGGGATGCGGGTGACGCTCCACCAGGGCAAGCAGGGGACGCGCTCCCCGTTGCTGATCCCGAGCGCGCCGTACGTGCGACAGTGGTTGGGTGACCACCCGGCTGACAGGGGTTCGGACACGGCCTTGTGGACGCGGGTCAACGCGTGTGACCCGATCTCGAATAACCGGGTCAGGGACATCATCAAGGAGAAGGCTGCGGCGGCGGAGATGGTGCCGCCGGCGTCGCCGACGCCGCGACGACTGCGGAAAAGTAGTGCATCGTTCCTGGCGTCGCAGGGCGTGAGTCAGGCGCATTTGGAGCAGCATCATGGGTGGGTGAGCGGGTCGCAGGTGGCGAGCCGGTACATCGCGGTGTTCGACGATGCGAATCGGCGGGAGATCGCGAAGGCCCACGGTGTCGACGTCGCTGAAGAGACGGGGGAGGCAACGGGACCGGTGGAGTGTCCGCGGTGTGGTCGGGAGACTCCGCGGGAGCACCCGGTGTGCATGTGGTGCAATCAGGTGTTGCCGCATGCGCCGGATGCGCAGGCGTCGGTCGATGAGATTCAGGCGAGTGCCGCGGCGGATCTCTCCGAGCGGGAGTTGACGACGTTCGAGCAGCGGTTGGTGGGGGCGGTGTTGGATCGGGTTCGCGGGGGTCATGAGGAGTCGCCTCCGGGGACATCGTCGTAGAGTTCGAGGAGGGTTTCGAGTTCGTCGGCGACGGTGGCGAGTTCGAGGTCGCTGTTGCGGATTGTTTCGACGAGTTCTTCGTCGGTCATGTCCTGCGGGTCTTTGGCGTGGGTGTGACTACTCGCCATCCGTGTCCTCCTGGGATGTTTCCGTGTCTACATCCCGGTCGAAACACCATTCGCACTCGTGGAAGTATCCATCCGGGACCGCCGATGCGGGTTTCTCGACGACCTTGTTCGCTTGCTCTAACCGGGAACAGTCGGGGTCGTTGTGAACCGACCGCTTTGTCCGACCTCCGGTAAGGTAGACCGATTCAGCTTGCATCGGCAGCCTCCCGGCGACGTCGTCGGCCCAGAAGCCGAGCTCCTCCTCACACGCTGAGCAGGGATCTCCGTCGCCGCGCCTTCCGCACCGGTCGCAGCGATAACTATCGCTGTCGTGGTTGTCACTCGCCATTGTCAACCCCCCATGCGTCCCCATGGCGCTGTTCACGCCACCGAACCGCATCCCGAACCTCGGCCGCAGCGTATGCATCCACCTCGGATTCAACCCACGCCACAGCCTCATCTCGCTGTTCGAACGCCTGAGACGCAACGACGCTTCGAGTCCCGAGCAGCTCCACAACGCCATCCGTCTCGTAGCGCGGATCGAGTTTCGCTCGAGTGATCTTCGCACTCCAGCCGTCCGTGCCCTTGTGCGGCGTGATCTTCACCCGGGATGGAATCCGGACTGTCTCCGCGGAGTCGACCTCCGCACCGGCGGCCAGCAACGTATCGACGCCCACGGGCTGTCTCCACTGTTCCTGCCCTGTTCGGTCGTCGGACCACCGAACGCCTGGGAGGTTGCTCGCGGCGTACCGAGCGTCTGGATAGCGCGTCCTGTCCCCGGTGTCACTCATGGGTGGACACCTCCTCGAACACGTGAAGGAACACATCCCACCCCGGGTCATACCCGCGAATCGGGTGGATGTCCGCCCACACCGACTGGAACTCCTCGGGGGTCGCACACCCCTCTTCAGCGTACCAGTTGTTCGCGACGTCACGCAACTGCGTTCGTTCGACGCGGGTTAACCGGTAGATCGAGTCGTCGACGACGAAGCAATCACCCGCCTCGCCGTACGGACGGGTGCGAGTGGTCGCCGTCTTCTCACCGGCGTCCAACCGCTCGGTACTCCAGGGGTTGAACGGGATGTCGATGCACGTTGACTTACTCATTGGTGGTTGGGAGCCGCTTCGCCGCGGGCGATTCGCATTTGGTCGACGCGCTCCAGTCGCGTCTCCAACGCCGCCGCCACATCGTCGAGGTCCGTGTCGGTGGCCGCGGCGTGTTCCAGGGCCGCGTCTAAGTGTTGTTCGACGTCTTCCAGACTCATAGGCACAACCCACACGCTGTCGTTTCAGGGTCGAACAGGCATTCGCCGACCCGAACCGGTTCCCACCCACCGCCCGCACACTGCGGGGTCTTGTGATAGACGAGGGAGTCAGGGTTGAGGTACACTTGCGCCTCGCCACCCGGACCCAGCCCCGTTTCGGCGTCCGGCATCAGCTCACCTCCGACAACGTGGACTGCATCTCCCCATCATGGGCCTCCACATACGGGAGGATGCACTCCTCCAGGAACCCGATGAACGTGGCTGGTGTCTCCGCGCTGTAGATGGCGACGTACCCGCTTTGGTAGACGATGCCGCGTACGACCGTGCCACCCCAGGGCCGCGTGAACCCCATGCCGATGGTCGGTCGCGTCTCGATGTCGGCGGCGTCGTGGTACTGGATCTGGGTCGCGTCATCGTCGTCACTGGCCCCAGTCATCCACACGTCGCCCAGGTCGTCGTCGCTACTCCACGCCGCGTGCATCTGGGTGACGTCGATCTCGAGACGGTCCAAGCGTTCCCCGGTCTGGTTCGCGACCAACCCGTACGGGAACGCCCACCGATCGTCGCCGTCCGTGGTGCTGGCAACGACCAACCCGGTGCCGGTGACGTCGGCCACCCAGTCGGCAACGATGGTGGTCGTCGACGCCACCTGTTCGGTGTGCAAGACACCGGGGGTGTCGGTGTCTTCGAGGACCATGGCGTCGATCGCCTGCGTCTCGATGGTGGTGGCGGCTGACCCAGCTTGCACCGGAGGATCGTCGACACGGGTTTGGGTTTGTTCGACGCTCAACGCGGGGAGCGCCCCGCCTCGGTGGTGGTCCTCGAGGAGTGAGTCAACCGGGTGCTGAAGTCGGGCGATGGTGCCGGCGAGCATCACTCCCACCCCCCATCCTCGTCGGCGTCGTCCAGCAGGGACACGTTGAGGTCGTCGACCCGGACGCGGCGGTCGGCGAACAGTCCCTCCTCGTACCCGCGGCGGTACCCGTGACTGTACGCGGTCAAGACCCCGACGGTCGACCCGAACGAGAGGATGACGAGCACACCGATCAAGACGAGGTTCACGCGTCCTCACCCCCTGTGAGGTCGCGGAGGTCCACGATCGTATCACGCAACGTATGCGGCGTTGTATCTGCCACCGCGGCCACGTGGCCCTGGGTGATGTCGCCGTCTTGCTCCTGGATGGCGCAGTAGAGACAGGCTGCGGCGACGCCGCTGGGCGCTCGCCCGGAACAGGGGTTGGCGTCCGTCCATGCGTCGCACAGCGTCGTCGCCCGTCTTTCGACGCTGTCCGAGACGTCGAGTTCGGACGCGAACCGTGGGATGTAGGCCTTCGCATCAATCGGGGCCGCGCCGATGCCGAGGTCGCGTTGCAGGGCCTCGTACCCGTTCTCCAACTGACTGGGTGTGCAACGACTGTACGCGTCGATGTCTTCGCGGGTTCGGGGTAGACCGTTGATCCGGCAGGCGGCGTACAGGCAGGCGCCGGCGAACCCCTCCAGCGACCGTCCCTGGATCAGGTTCTGGCCTTGCGCGGTTTTGAGGAGTTGGGCGGCTTGGTCCCGGAGGCTGTCGGCGAGGTCGAGGGCGCCGGCGATGCGACGGATTTCACTGAGGGCATACGCCTGGTTCCGCTCCGCTTTCGTTGCGAACTTCGATTGCTTGTGCAGACTCCGTTGCCGACCGATTCGCTGTCGTTTCGATCCGGTCGCGACCGAGTCGTGGCCGATGCTGGAGCCGAGGCCGTGGTCGTGAAGGCTGGGCGTGCGTGGCGCCCCGACCCGACGCTGGTCTTGGTCGGACCCGTCGAACGTGCGCCAGTCTGGGCCGTGGTCGATCCATTGTTCGTCGACGACCAAGCCGCAGCTCCGGCACGTGGTTTCGTTGCCGGTGTCGTCGAGTGCGCCCTGGCATTCGGGGCACGTCGACTGGGCGGTGGCGCTTTTACTCATCGAGGACCTCCTGGGCTTTCGCTCGAGCTCTGGCTTCGGTGGGAGCCCACACCTTGCGGGCGGTGCCGTCGGCGAACTGGACGATGCCGGCCCACCCGCTGACGAGGTCTTTCGTCTCGATGCCCTGGGTGAACCCAACATCACTCATCAGCAACCCCTCCGGCAACCTCCCGCATCGTCTCCCCAACGTAGTCCCGAACCGCCTCCGGATCTGGACGTGTCGATGCCTTGGTCAACACCTGCATCGACACCGAATCCACTTCGGATTGGAACTCGACATAATCGCCGGGGATCGGCGGTTCGATCACGTCGTTCGCGATGTCCGTCCACCCCGGGAGCTGCTCATCGTCTAATGCTTCCAACGTCGCGGCGTGGACGTGGGGTTCGGGCACGTCGATCTCGACGGCGAGTTCCGGCACCTCGACCTCGGGAACGTTGACGTCGACGGTGAGTTCCGCGACGAGTTCGTTCGTCCCGAGTTCGGCGGCGCCGGGTTTGGACTTCCGGGTGCGGTGACTGCCCTGTTGCCAGTCGATGATCAACCATCCGGAGATGGTTTTCTCAGGCATCACCGGTCACCTCGGCGGCGCAGTCCCCGCAGTAGTAGTGCCCGTTAATCGCTTCCGCCGCGGACGCGTCGGTGATCTCGTCGTCGCATCGCCAACAAACGTGGGCGAGGGCGTTCAATGGCGGTCGCCTCCGATGGCGGCGACGTCGTCGGCGCTGGGCCAGCGTTCCTCGACGCTGTCGACGAGCGCGTCCAGGTCGTCACTCATCGGGACCACCCGTGGTGATGGCGCTGGAGAGCCAGTCGTGGTAGTCCAGGAGTGCTCGGGCGCCGTCGGGGGTGAGGTCGTAGGTGTTGGTGCGTTCGTCGGCGACGCCTTTCTGGACGAGGCCCTTGTCGACGAGGGTGTCGAGGTTGGGGTACAGGCGCCCGTGGTTGGTCTCAACGCCGTATGCGGATTCGAGGTCGGCTTTGAGTTCGAGGCCTGAGGGACTCGACCCCGAGGCGGTGAGGCGGCTGACGGTGGTGAGGAGGTCGAGTTGGTATCGCGTGAGTTCGTCGCGGGGGTACGATGTGCGGTCGGTGCTGGGCCGGTCTTCGATGTCGGGACCGGCGATGGCGGTCATGGCCCCACGTTTAAGGTGGGCGTTGTCGTTGTTTGACATGGCTCGAAATCCCGTGATGGGTGGAGAGCCACTCCGCGCCCCCTACGGCGCGGACCTTCTCGCGAAGTGTCCCGAGGGAGTGACTTCCACCTCGACCATTATACCCACCGTACTAATAGGTTTCCCAACGGGTGGAATTTACCACCCAACGACCTGTAATATCTTGTTGATGGGATAACTGACTTATCCAACCGATGGGATTAACCACCCAGTGCGAACACCCCCACACATGCGGCAAGACGCGGACTGGATGCGCCGCCCCGCCGACGACAGCATCCTCGAACTCCTCCGCGACGAAGGCAACATGACCCCGCTCGCCATCAGCCGCGAGGGCCGCGTCGCCCGCGCCGACATCACCCGCAAATACGCCGGCGACCGACTCCGAACCCTCACCCGATACGGGTTGGTACGCCGCCTCGACGACGGCCTCTACCAAATCACCGACGACGGCCGCAACTGGTTGACCGGCGACCTCGACCCCACGACCCTCGAACCACGCGACGACGCCTAACCCCATCGTCAATGCCCCGGCGATAACCGCCCCTCGATCCTGACATCCTCCCGACGCAACCGCTCACCCGTCTTCATATCCACGAGCTCGTAGAACTCCGGCGTCGCCTCGTCACTGTGCGCGAGTTCGCGAGCGCAGCGATGACAGTACCAGTGGTTGTTCGTCGGACTCCAGTTCGTACTCTCACACCGCGGACACCGATACCGCCACTTGATCGTCTCGTCCTCATCGGGATTGATCGTCACCGACATGGGCGACTCACAGGTGGACGACAGCCGACATAACCAATAGTGTTCAGCGGTCTGGAAGTGAAACTCGACGCTGCGCGAACCCGGTGATCACACCTGTAGCTCCTCGAGGAGCGCGCGAAAGAAAGGAACGTCACCGCAATGACCCGATGCCGGAGGTCAACCGTGGTTTACCTTACGCGCGGCGCCGCACCGCGAGCAGGGCAGCCGCGAGCACGGCCACGAGACCCAGCGCGACCGTGAAGCCCGGACCGCCGTCACCGGACTCCGTGGTCGTGGTCGTGGTCTCCGTGGTCGTGGTCGTGGTCTCCGTGGTCGTGGTCGTGGTCTCCGTCGTAGTCGTCGTGGTGGTCGTCGTCGTGGTGGTCGTCGTCGTGGTCGAGGTCGTGGTGGTCGTCGTCGAGTCGACAACCTCACCCGGCGCCTGCGTCACAACGTTCCCACCCTTGAACACCGTGATCGTGAACGGCGAGTCAGCACTCGCGTTCGTGAACACGTTGCTGGTGAGACTCCACGTGCCGTCCGGCTGGACGACGACGTCGGCCTGGGTGAAGAACGCCGGCGTGACGCCACCGTCGCTCTTGACCCGGACCGTCAGCGTCGTGCCCGGCGCCCACGTGGACGACCCGGACACCGTGACGTTCTCCTCAGCTTCAACCTGGAAGGCATCGCCCTGGTAGTTCACCATGGCGGTGCCAGCGACCACGCTGAAGTTCGCCGCCGCAGCGTCTGACCCATCTGCATCAGCGGGCAGCTTGGTGTCAGTCACTTCGAATTGGACGTCGAACTCATCGCCGGCCTCGGCGCTGAAGTTCGTCGTCCCCTGGCCTTCACGGTCGAAGACGGCCTGGTCCGTTTCGACGACAATGAAGACCTGGTTGTCGACGTCACTTGCGACGACGTGGATCGCGCCAGCGTCGATGCTCTCCGTGAGGTTCAGCGTCTTCGGCTGCTGGTTCTGGCCGGGGTTCGTCTGGGTGACGGTAAGGGCCAGGTTGCCATTGCCGATGGCGGTCTCGAAGGCTGCCGTCGTGGTGGCATCGCCCGTCGAGGCCAGCATGCCGTAGATGCCGGAGACACTCACTTGGTGAACGAGGACGTCACCGCCAGCGACCCCACCCTGGAGTTGGGTGAGGGTACCGGCGGAGACGGCGTCCTGAATCGCCGTGAGGCTCGTGAGGCTCGACCCGCTGGGCGCTTCCCAGAGGTTCATCGAACCAGTGGACCGGGACTCAACCAGGAGCGTACTCGTCGCACCCGGCGTGTCACGGACTTCGGAGATGTCACCACTCCAGTCGTTGGCCTGGCCGTAGATGACGTAGGCTCCGGTGTCGATGATGTCACCGAGGCTCGACTCGTTACCGACGAGTGAGACGGTGTCGGCCCCGGCGGCCGAGAGCGTGTCGGCGCTGGTGTCGCCGGCAGTGTAGGTGTTGAACATCAGAACAACTTGACCGTCACCGTTCGCGTCGGTCACGGTCGCGTTGATCTGGTAGTTCGTCTCCTCACCGCCAAGCGAGATTGTACCAACGCTGGTGCCTTGCAGGTTGATCGTGATGTACGCGAAGTCACCCTGCTCCCCAGCGAAGGATCCGGACGGGAAGCTCATCTGAGCGCTCGGTCCGGAGACAACCGAGACGGTTGTGGAGTCCTGGTTGCCTGTAGCGACGTCTTCGACGACGACGCTGTAGTTGCCTTCAGCGGAACCGGACGTCAGGGACACGGTGGCTTCACCGGACCCGTCGAGGGTGGCCGACCCACTGTCGACCACGGCCCCGTCGGGACCGAGCAGCGACACCTCGACGTCGCGGTCGCCGGCGTTCGCGCTGACCGAGACCGGGAACGCCGACTCAGTCGAGACCTCGCTCGGCGCGCTCACCGAGAGGTCCAGGGCGCGGACGACGATCTCGGCGTCACCGTTGCCGTCGTCCTGGTCGCGGTCTGTGTCAACGTAGTAGGTGCCGGCCGTCTTGGATCCCGTGTTGAAGACGTAGACTTGGCTCGAGGTGCCGGTGGACCCTTGGAAGAAGTATCCACCTTCGGTGGTGATGTCGAAGTTGACACCGGTCGTGCCGAAGTCTACGGCCACGACGGACCCGGAGAAGGCCGTCATGGAGCCGCCGGCGCCCATGTTGAGCGTGGCGTCGGTCTCCGTGACGTCGACGGTCATGCTCGGGATGGCGCTACCCGTGGTGTTCTCGACCTCGGGTGTCTCGACGCTGATGTCACCGGTGTAGTTCTGGCTGAGCGTGAGCTCAACCTGACCACCGTTGACGGCAACGTCAGTCCCGTTGACGATTTCCGCCGGGGAGCCGTCGACCATTACTGTCCAGTTGCCTGCCGATGCGTTTGTCGCGTTGATGTCATCAGCGTACGCCAGCTCGATGAGCGGCGTACCTGTGCCACCTTCTGTGTAGTAGGTGGCTTTGTTGATGTGATGACCGGATGCGGCAGCAGCTCCTGTGAACGCGATGGTGCCTCCAAATACAGAGAGGACCATGATCGCGGTCAGGAACACCGCGCGCATCTTTGTCATTTTGCCTGTCATAGTTTGTTGTGTGGTCGGTCTGTCGTGGCGACAGCGTCCGATACCCCGTTCATCACGTTCCATCGTTGCCGGCGTGGCTGCCACCTGGGTAGGGGTACACCAAATACGTCTTATTGGGGTTTGTAAATGCTTTGTGGTACTGTATTCAGTGTGTAAACAAGTCGCACGACGCTTCAATCCCCCGATATCATCCCGTCCGACCACACGATACCAACCCTCTGAAACCGAGTGAGGTATTTAAAGTGGGGGTGGGGACCCCCAATACCGACCGACAGTACGTTGCCAGTCAGCTGGGCGGCGCCTGACTCGACGCCCAGGCACCCGAAGGGCCTGTACTACGCCCGCGATGAGCGCCTGAGGTACAACACCCAACCACTCACCGCACCGGGATTGAACCCGGCATCACACCATACACCTTAGAATACAAAAATCAATCGTCGCCAGGGTCGATCCCAGCCGCCTCCAACACCTGCTCCCACGACCCAAACCGCCGATAATACGGCGCCAACGAGAACCGCCCACGCTCCCGAACGTCGACCGTCGACGGCGGCCGCCCCAACGCAGCCTCCAAGCGCTGCACCTCCACCAACAACTCTCGAATCGGAATCCGCTCTTGAAAGGCGTCATCCCCCAATTCCGCCGCCTCGAGAGCGTTCCCCCACGACCCAAACCGTCGATAAAACGTTCGCACCCCATACTCCCCATGCTCGCGGACGTCAGCCTCCGACGGCGAACCATCGACCGCGTCGGCGACCCGTTGTAAGTCCTCGATCAGGGCCGAGGGATCAATTCGCGTGTCGGGATCCCGCGGTTCGAGGTCGGCTGCCTCAAGCGCCGCTCGCCAGGATCCGAAGTGGTTCTGGTACGAATTCGCCCAGAACTTGCCTTCAGCGTTCATCTGGGCAGCTGTCGGTACGGCACCCAGTTCGCTGGCGAGGCGCCTGAGTTCGGCGAGGAGGTCCTCCGTTTCGTGTTTCGTGTCCTGCTGATGGGGTTCGAACCCGGCGGCTTCGACAGCGGCACTCCAGGAGTCGAAGTGGTTGTAGTAGGTGGTGACCGAGTACTGGCCGTGGTCCCGCATCTGCTGGAGCGTGGGTGTGGCACCGATGTCGTCGGCGAGGCGACGGATCTCCGCGAGGAGTTCCGCGTCCGTGACCCCCATGCGGGTAGTGGTAGGGTGGATTGTGTACAAGAGGATGTCGGGTCGGGAGCCGGGTCAGCGATCCAGCCAGTCGTAGCGGACACCGCGATATGTTCCGATTACGGTGACCGTGATCCAGAGGGGGATGCCGCCGATGTAGAACAGGGGTTTGGGGAGGATGTTGTCCGCCGCCATCGTGTCGGCGCTCACCCAGTGCCGACGGATGCGAGACCGGACGCTCATACGCGGAGGTACTGGTGGGGGCGGGTAAAACGACGGGTCAGGAGTCGAGTGCTGCCTCGAGGGCGGTGACTCGGGCCTCGAGCTCGTCGAGGCGCTCGGCGAGGACGACGGCCAATGAAAGGTGAATCGGTGTCCAGACGTCTGGGGCGTTGGCGGCGCCCATCGCCATGGTGAGCTCCTCGAGATCGTCGCGGAGGGCGTCGTAGGCGGCTTGGCGGTCGCGGCGGAGGGCGCGCCGGTATTGGGTGTCGTATGGTTCGAGGGCGTCGTGCATCGTGTCGCGGTAGGTGGGAGTCGTCTTCCCCATACACGAGGAAAAGAAGGGGGTTGTAGTAGGGCTAGGCCACATGGATACCAAAAGTGAAGAAGGAAATTGCATCTCCTGTCTTACCGCCAAAGAGACCGGGAGTCAAAGCGAATGATCTGAGAGGCTTTCTGAGGCGTCGCCACTACGCAACGCCTCATAGAGTACATCGATAATATCGATGCCCAGAGTCATTTTACTCGGAACGTTCTCTTCATCCCAATCAATAGGATCATGCGGTTGGTGAGCGAGCTTATTCCTCAATCCACGAAAATTGCCAAGGCTACCACAAAGTGAATCATCAAATAGATCGCATTGAGATAATAGAGACTCCCGGTGGGTCTGACTCATATCCTCAAGCAAATATGAATACGCTTGATGTTGGTAATCCGCCGCGATGACCTCCTCTCGAATTAACTTAGTACAATATACCTCGATTACACCGGATGCGTAGATGATGAATGCCCGCAATTTGTCCAATGGAATCTCGGAATGCCGATAATGGTGCTGAATGATTCCATTACGTCGATCCCTGAGTTGATCGCCAGGATAAAGGATTACGCTCGGCTTGGGGGCTTTTACTGATGCTTCCGTTACGCTACCCGCGTCCACCGCAACTTTGTCCTCATCTTCATTCATCCCATCGTCTGTCATTAAAGATTCTCGGAAGTTGATTTTCTACAAAGGAATGTAAAACTATGTCACATAGCTCCATTATGGTCGATTCGCATACGCGGTTGGTTTGGATTTTCCAGCAAGAGAACAATCTTCTTCATGAATGATCTCGGCGACGTCCTCGTCCATGTTCTTACACTCGACACAGAGGAACCCGATCGGTTCGCCCTTGTGGACGCCCCATTCCGGGTGGGTGGTGTCGGCGGTGATCACGGCTATGGGGTGGTCGGGGAGGAGTTCGGCACTCACCTCCATCAGACATCACTCCGCGTGGCGGCCGTGACGCGATGCCCGTCCCGTGCGAGTGCTTCCGCCAGCGCCGCGTCGAACACCAGCATCTCGACGCCCCTGAACGAGACGGTGTACGTGGTCACCGTCATGAGTCTTTCCCGCCCCAGAACAGGTCGACTGCACAGTTCTCGTTATGACAGTCGAACAAGGCGGTGTCGTGGGCTGGTTCTGCAACGATCTGAGTCCCCGTGGACCCACAGTTTGGACAGGTTCCTCCGTCCTGGGGAGATGCGGTGCTACCCATCGACGCTACCCTCCGGGAGGGCGTGTCGAATCCGACGCAACCGTTCGCCGATGTCTCCGATTTCCGCGACCACCTCGTCCGGGATGGGGGTGTCGGCCTGGTCGGTGAGTTGGTCGTGAGCGATGTGGCACTGTTTGGCCGCCTCGTCGACCCGAGTGACGGGATCCCCGCTCATGGGCGATCGCTCCGGTACCGCATCCGTTCGTGGGCGAGGCGCTCCTGGGCGCGTTCGGCTTCGTCGATGCCGATGTCCCGCGGGCGGCGGGTGATGCCCTGGATCGTGTTGTGACAGCTGCGGCAGACGGGGCCGTCGACCTCAGGAAGGTGGTAGGCTCCGGGGTCGTGTATGGGGTCGCCGCACGCGACGCAGTCAGGCATCGTCGGCCTCCAACGTGATGCGACTCGCCAACGCGTCGACGAGGGTCGCGTGGTATCGTCGATCGAGCCAGCCGCGGGCGTCGTCAACGTAGGCCATCCACTCGTCGACGCTCCGCCCGTCGAGGGCGACGCGTTGCTCGAGCGTGTTGGCGGCGGTGATGACGATGACCTGGTCGTCGTGGGTGTTGTAGAGGTGGGTGCTGCCGTGTTCGTCGGTGCCGAGAAGCGTGTATCTGGGTCGGACCCCAGTTTTATCTCGGTGGTGTGTGCGTGTGGGCATGGGTTCTCCTGGTTGGGAGCCCAGGGTTCGGTGTCTCCAGCACCGGACCACTTTCTGTGGTCGTCTGGGCGTGGTTCAGTGTTCACACCCACCCCCCAAATAACTTACGTTGTAAGCCTACTAAGACAGATTACACCGTAATTCTTACAGTCTCCGCACTAATCGGTACGCTTGTGAGAGCCACCACCGAACCACCGCCTGTGCTCACCCCGGACGATCTCCGAGAAGTCGATGAAGCCCTCCTCGACTACCTCGGAGACGGACGCGTCACACCGGCATACGCCCGCCACCGCCTCACCACAGACGAGGTCGGTGACTACAGTCGCGGCTACGTTCAACAGCGGCTCGCCCGCCTCGAGGAGCATGATCACGCCGAGAACCTGTTCGACACCGGCCTCTACCAACTCGTCACCGACCCGAGGGTCTCAGAATAAGGTGGGAGTTCTAACCGCGGAGCTGTTGATACTCAGTGGAGGAGGCCTGAACCTCTTCGGAATCGTCCTCGTCATCTCGGCCCAACAAGCTTGCCAAAAGTTCCTCAACCTCCTCTTGTGACAACCGTCGTGGCCGAGGCTCACCTTGAACGAGTGGGTGAGAGCCCTCTCGTGATGACCCTTGATTTGAGTGGTTGGTCATGTTCCCCCTGACCTCCACGTAATTTCGTTCTCATCAAGAATGTTGTGCTTGATTTCTTCCTGTCGATCATCGATGTCCTCTTGCCGGTCCATCAAACGCTTTCGTACTCCATCATCTAAAGCATGTACCCCATCGGAGTCCACGATGATGATATCTGGTGATCCTCCGACGCCGCTTGCACGTTGCGCTTGATAATTCGCGGCAGCTACGGTCGCTAACGCTTCCGAGAGGGGGCAGGATTTACCGTATTCCGTTTTAATGAACTCCGATTTCGCGGGTTGGGTGCCACTACCAATTGTGGCATATCCCATGTCGTTCTGAAACAGAACGTCGTTTGACCTGATTTCGTAAAGGCCGGCCCCCTTATCCGCGACCCCTCCAAGTAGAAGCACGAGGTTTGTTTGGACCTGAGATCTGAACTGTTGTACCTCGCTCATAACATCTTGGAAAAAACTGTCCTTGAATTTATGCTGTTTACTTAAATCGCTAATTTCTAATCCATAAGGTTGTAGAACTGCATGTTCAATTTTTTCCTGTACGAACTCACGGTATGTCTCGCCTGCAATATTTGCTGCCGTCTGCACCCAGGGCTCTGTCTCGTGCTCTCTTACCCAAGCGTGTAGGGCAGATTCAAGTTTGTCTTCAAATTCCTCCCCCAATTGAACGCTACCAGCGATCACACCGGCGAGATGGGTATTATGGAGATCAACGGCAATTTCCTTGATCTTCTTTTCTGGTCTCTCATGTTCAATAGCGGACTGTTGATGGGTGGTGACTAATCGGTCTGATGAAATTACGACCTTGGGTTCTTCGGATTCGTACTCTGAGATTGCTCCGATCCCCACAGTCATATTCGATGACTCAAACAGGGTTGATTTTATAATTTGGGGAATCCAACAAATCTCCATTTGCGGATGTCTAGAGTCAAACGAAGAGGCCCATTTATTGGATGACACGCTCCCAATATCGGCAGCCTGGATTCGTACACGCCATCGCCCGCCCGATGTAGTGAGCCGTCACCAGCTCCACCCCAACCACGTACCCCACCCCACACGCCGGACACCGCCACACCCGATCCGATGGATCGTCGACGAACTCACCGTCGCTCTCTACTCTGTAATCGGTCATACGAAATCCCGTGATATCCGCGTGTTCAGCCGAACGCGTCTACAGGACGCTTTGGCTGCGCTGGGTCTCCCGACGCAGCCCAGCCAGCAAGTCCGCCACATCGTCCTCGACGTCGAAGGATAACGTCCCCCGCGCCGACTCCCCCGACACCGAGTACGTCACCTGTTCCAACTCGACGTCGACACCCCACTCTGACACCGAGTACACGTACCCCGGATCGACCAGGGTAGGGAAGACCTGGATGGACCCCGTGACCTCTTTCGAGGCCACGCGTTCCTCGAGGAGGCTCCGCGCTCGCGACACGCACTCCTGGTGGGAGCCGAGTGTCGGATCGATGACCGTGCGATGGACCTCTCCCACCGAATTGATTTCGGCGTCGTAGCTGACCGTGGCTTCGACGCGGGCGCCACTCGCCTGGGTTTCGCCTTTGACCGTGATCTTGTTCGCGTAGTCGGTGTAGTCGATGGTGCGTCTGCGGTTCGTCGTCGTCCAGGACGCGGTCGCGGATTTGGTGCCGGCGCGGAACGACTCGGCTTTCAGTTCGTCTTCGTCGTGTTTGGGGACGAAGGTGTGGTCGCCGTAGTCGTGGAGTTTCTGCAGGTTCTTCAGGTGGTCCTGTTCGACGGTCATCGAGTCGATCACTGCTAAGTCGTCACCGTCGACGAACAGGTCCCAATCCCCGAGCGTTTGGCCCAGATACCCCTGTTTCGGGGTGGCAGACGACCGGGTTCCGTATGCGCCGAGGGTGACCCGCGCCTGGATTCGCGTCCCATACGAGGCTGCGAACGTTGCGGTGGGCGTCGTCGTCCCCGGGTCTGGTTCCCAGGTGGTGCCGCCGTCGTTGGAGAAGGCGATGGCGAACGGGGCGGACGTGTCGGCGGCGGTGACGTCGGCCGACGCGCCGGTGACGTTGTACGGTCGTTGGACCTCGTCGAACGTGACGGTGATGGCGTCGGCTAACAGCCGGGGGTCGTCTAAGTAGCCGCCGGTGCCGCCGTTGTCGTTGTCGAGATTGTCGACGCTTTGGGCGTATCGCGTGTCGGCGACGGCGATGACGTCGAATTCGATGCCGTCCTCGGTGGTCGTCGCCTCGACGCGGAGCGTGTACGTGCTCGCGGCGCTGATGTCGTGGTCGGGGTAGTTCCGGGAGCCGGTGCCGCGGAGGTACGCGAGGTCGGCCCATTCAACGCTGCTATAGGTGTCGGTGTCCTGGGTGACGACCCAGTTCGCGACTTCGGCGCCGTCCTCGTAGAGGCGGTAGGTGATCTCGGAGGCGCCGGTGACCGAGCGGAATCGCGTGTAGAATCCAACGTCTTCCCCGGGGATGTCGTGGTCGGGGTCGAACTGGATTTCGAACCACTCCCCTTGATTGATGAGTTCCTCGGCGGTGCCGCCGCTGTACACGCCGTCGGCGACGTCGCCGGTCCCGTTGTTCGCGGTGTAGTTTTCGGCTTCGGTGACGAACGCGATCGGCGCGAGGTGCAGCTCGCCGTTGGTGATGGTGACTGGGTCGTCGGCGGCGAGGGTCGTAATCGATTCGAGTTCGGTGGTGGTGTCGGCCTCCTGGACCTGGTCGTCGGTCGCGACCGTGGATGGCGTGGGTTGGGTGGTCGATGCGGTGAACGGGGTGTACGTACTCCAGTAGTCGTCGATCGCCTCCCACACCGGGGTCTGGGTGTAGGTGGTGGTGGCGGACCCGTGTTCTAAGTCGCCGGCGATGCCATCCCCGGCGAGGGTGGTGGTGCCCTGGGCTTCGTCGCTGCTGATCGTGGTGAAGCGGCCGCGGAACAGGAACGTGTCCTGGTAGTAGAGGAAGGCGTCGGCGAATGCCCAGGGTTCGAGCGTGGTGTCGTACGGGGTGACGGCGCGGAAGTCGCTTTTCCCCGTGTGCGTGCGGGCGGGACTGACACTAGTGAGGTCGGTGACCGTGCGGAGGCTGCCGTCGTCGCGTAAGACGAGTTGATACGACTCGGTGGACGCGATGGATTGCGTGGTCCCCAGGAGACTCCAGAGGGTGGTGGAGCCGCCGTTGTACGCGTCGACGCGGTAGGTGTAGTCGGTGTGGTCGTTGGTGTTGGGGATGAGGTCCCGGGTTTCGTAGTGGCGGGTGGATGCGGCGACGTCCGCGATCTCCGAGTACGTGGTTCCCCCGTCCGTTGACTCGTAGATCTTGAATCCGGTTTGGGATTGTGGTGGGTCCTGCCAGTTCAGTATGACGCGGGTTTCGTCGATGGTTTCCGCGACGGTGGTGGATGCAGTCGCGTCTTCGGTGTACGCCTCGATCGTGAAAGTGTGGGATTGGCCGCTGGTTGGGGTGATCGAGGTGGCTTCGTAGGTGGTGGTGTCTGCTGCGAGGTCGGCGAGGACTGTGCCGTCGTATGTGATGCGATACCCGTCCTCGTTGTCGGCGTTGTCGGTCCACGTGAGGTGTTGTCGGTCCCAGCTGCTGAGGCGGATGGTGGCGTCGGTTGGGGCGGGGAGGATGGTCGTCGCGGCGACGGGCGACGTCCACGCGCCGGTGACGTGTTCGGTCTCGGTTCGGAGGCGGAGTTCGTATTGTTCGCCGTCGAGGAGGGTGGTGAACGTGGTTGTCGTGGTTGCTTGGTCGACGAGGGTTTCTTGGTCGAACCAGGTCGAGTCGCTTGTTTGTCGGAGTTGGATGCGGTAGTCGCCGTTGTCGGTGACGTCGGTCCAGGACGCGCCAATCTGGTTTTCGGTCGTGGTGTCGAGCGTTGGTTGTTGGGCGTCGGGGAGGGTGGTGGTGGCGGTGACGGGCATTAGTGGTCGTACACCTCGGTTTCGGTGGTGAAGGTCGACCCGCGGATGACGTATCGTTCGCCGTCCAAGAGGTTCGTCGTGGTGTAGGTGACTGTTGACCCTGCCGAGACTGTCGAGGTCACCTCCCCGTCCTGCGTGAGCGCCCCGCCGCCGTGCCAGGTTGGACTGTTCTGGAGGGTGCCGTCGTTGCCGTTGCCAGAGTAGTCGGTCAGCGTGGAGCCGGAGCCCTGATTAAATTCGTACCACATACGCGGGTCCCCCCCACTCGGCATCTGTCCATTATTGATGAAGTTATCAATTTCTGACTGCGTAGGAGATGTGCCAAACATCGCTAACCTCTCCACATCGCCATCTAAGTATCCTGTATCTGAACGTCCGGGCTCGTTCCCGATTGATACGTCGTCGCCGTTTCCTGTTGGAGTTCCCCCGGAGGGGTTTGTGTCGGCATCCGTCGTTCCATCGACGTTGACACCGATTTCAGAACCGTCATAGTAAGCGACAACTCGATTAATATCAGACGGGGCAGACACAAGAGCCGAATGCCAATTTCCATTAATATTCGCATCCAAATTAACCTGTCCATTCAAGATATAGACAACATACGGTGAACTGATATTCGCCTGCCGTTTTGATACTATGCCTTGGTCAATAGATACATCGGGGATATTGACCTCAACGTAGATTGCGTACCTATCCGGTTCTACGGTTGAATCGTGGGGGACAATTACTTCCTCGCTATTCGCTCGATTGAACTCCAGATACCCGTCAGGCCCGGTGTAGAACCGATACCCATCCTTCGAATCCGCGTTATCCACCATCGACACCTCGAACTTGTCGCCAGTCACCGCATCAACCGAGAGGTCCGTGGGTGCGGGGAGAACGGTGACGGCATCGATCTCGTTCGACAGTTCTGTCGACCCACCGCTGGTGTACGCCTCGATCCGGACGAATCGCCGCCGCCCGTCCGGCAACCCCGTGAACGTGTGCGACGTCGTCCCCGCCGCCAAATCAGCATCGACCACGTAGTCGGACGCCGTCGACCCGCTCGACGACGAAATCAGGGCCCGGTACCCATCCTCGTTACTCACATCAGTCCACGACACCGACAACTCGTCCTCCGTCGTCGTATCCGAAAACGAGACGGTGGGCGCGGCGAGTTCCGGCGTCGTGAAACTGACCTCATCACCATACCCCCACCCGTCACCGTTGTGAGCGACGCCGCGATAGTAGTACGTCGTGTTCTCGGATAGCGTGGTTTCGTCGTGGATGTACGTCCCCGTTGAGAAGGTGCCGGTCTCGGTCCACGACGACGCATACGCCGACGACGACGGCGCCGTATCTCCGGGGCCCCCGTGCGACGTGGTATCCCAGACGAACCCGCGTTCATCGACGCTGCTGCTCCCGACGTCGGTGACTTCCGCGTTGAAGGTCGCGCCGGCAGTCATTAGACGACCCTCACGTTCGACGCGGCGAGCGTATCCACGGATGGCGGGATCGGGACCGACCACTCGGTGATTTGGTCGCTACCCCGCCCAATCTCGAAGAACCGGGACCCGTCCTCCTTCCACGCCATTCCAGTCGGATCTGCATCCTGTGTCGTGAGCGATGTCCCGGTGAACGACGCCGTCGACAAGTCCCACGCCGTCGAGACGGTACCCTCGTAAATCGCGGAATCACCTTCGGCAACGACCCAGAACATCGACCCATCGGGACGGACAGTAACACCAGATGGGTCGAACGCACCGGGCCCCGTCACATCGAACGACGCCCCCGTACTCGATGCCGTCGAGAGGTCCCACGCCGGCGAAAGCGTGTACTCATACACCGCATCGGAGAACCGCCCGATGACCCACAACCGCGATCCATCCGGTTTGAACGCCATACCGGTCGGACTCGAATCTTGGCCGCCGACGTAGACCGACGCCCCCGTTGTCGAGGCGGTTGTGATATCCCACGCCGTCGACACCGCGTACTCGATGATGTCATCATTGTTCAGTCCGACTTCGAAGAGGCTCGTCCCGTCAGGCTTCCACGCAATCGAAGCCGGGGCCCCGTCATCCGTCGAAAGCGAGGTCCCGGTATAGGACGCGGTCGAGAGGTCCCAACCAGTCGAGAGAGAATACTCCTCGATCGAGGAGCCGTTCCCCCCAACCTCCCAGAGCACCGTCCCGTCCGGTTTCACCGCGAGACCGCGGGAGGAGACGTCTTGGGTCGATACCGTGGCCCCGGTGGCGGTCGCCCACGAGATATCCCACGCCGTCATAACTCGAAACTCCCCCGGACATCCGCGATGCTCCCCTGGTTCGGATACTCATCCAGATAGAACACCTCGAGTTCGAGGGCGAGATCGGCGGGTGGCAACCGCGTCAACTCCTGGCCGCCGACGAGCAACCCCCACAACCCCGGCACCGTCGGAATACTCGACGACGGCACGAACCCCATCACCAACCCATCACCATCCGCTTGCAACTCCCGGAAATACGGGGACCCATCCAACGCCGTCCCCGTCACCGACGCCCCCGCATAATCCAAGTACTCCCGCACCGACTCGTAACTCGACGTCGAATCGAACCGGAACCGCAACCGCACCCGCTCACCCCGCATATTCGACGGCACCGGCGGCGACAGACTCTGCGCCTGGACCACCCCACCGCCCGTGTGGATGTCCCACGTCACCCCAAGTCACCCCGAGACTGCAACCGTTGGACACGGCGTTGGGTCGCCGTCTCCGCCTCCTGCACGACGACCTCCGCCTCCTCCCGGAACACCTCACCCAACCGCCCCTCGACGCCCTCCAACCGCAACACCACTTGAGACGGCGGTGCCGGCCCCCGATCCTGGACCTGGGCCTCCGGCACAATCCGCTCTCCCTGATGGACGAGCGCCACCCCCGTCCGCGTAATCAACCCACCCGAGGCCGCACTCGGCATCGTCAACCCCGGCCCCACGTCAGCACCACCACCACCGCCATCGTCGCCGGTGCCGGGTCGATCCCCGAAACTCCCACCACCATCGTTCCCCGGACTCCGGTTGATGTCATCCGGCCACCCGTTCGTCGCCCCACCTGACCCACCGATCTTCGGGATGGTGATCGACCCCCCACCAATCGTGTGCCCCGCGATCGTCACCGACGGAATCGAGATCGTCCACGGCAACCCCATCGCCTGATTCACCACGTCCTCGAGACCCTGCACCGCGTCCGTGAACAACCCGGGGATGGCGTCGACGGTACTCTTGATCCCGCCGAGCAACGTCCCGTCACCGGTGCCGGTGAACCAATCCCACACCGCTTTCGCCGACTCGACGATCGCCGCCACACCGTCACCAACCACCGACGACCCGGTCGAGACCAACCACGACCCGAGCGACGAGAACTCGTCGATGACCCCGCCCCCGAGCCCAGAGATCGTCGACACCGCATCGGAGACGACATCGACCACCGCAATGACCACCGATTTGAACACGTCCCAGATCTCCACGGCAGCCACGACCGCCGCGACCAACGCGACGACGCCCGACCCCAACGCCGCGATCGCCGATCCGACCCCGATGATCAACGCCGTCTTGATGATACCGTTCAGGTTGTTCCACCAATCCACCAACCCCGCCACCGCGTTCACCGCACTCGTCACCCCCGGGACCACGTACTCGATAATCGCCGTCCCGAACCGGTTCAGCGTCGGCGCCGCATCGACGAACGCCAACACCAACCGCTGCAACAATGGGAGCACCTGTCGCGTCGTCCGCATCATCCCCCGGAAAATCCGGGGGCCATTCCGCATCAACCACGCCGCACCCCGACGCAGTGCAGGCAACGCCTCGCGGGCGATATCCATCAACGCCGCCACCATGTTCGGGATGGCCTGCATCGCCGCCTCCCCAGCGTCGCCTAACGCGTCCTTGAATGCTGAGAGGCCGCCGACCGCCTCGAGGATGTTCTCGACGAGCTGGGGAATCGCCTCGAACCCCGCCTCGATCAGGGGGATGAACTCCTGGCCGAAGGCGACGATCATCGGCTTGATCTCCGCGACGACGTCGCCAATCGCGGACTGGAGCCCACCCAGGACCCCCGTTTGATTCTGGAGGGATTCCTCCTGTTCCTGGAGGGTTTGGAGCTGCTGTCGTTGCGCGGCGGTGAGTTGACCGGTCTCTTGGCGGAGGGATTCCAAGCCCGCGATCCGCGCCCGGATCTGGGCGAGTCGCTGCGCGTTCTGCTCCCCGCGTTTCTGTCCGAACGCGATCAACCCCGACCCGATGACGAGGCCGAACGCCCCGGCGAGGCTCGCGGCGGCGGTGGCGAGACCGCCGAACGTCGCCGCCAACGGCAACAACACGGTGGACAATGCGACCATCGCCGGGATCAGCGTCACCGATGTCGTGGTGCCGAGACTGCCGAACGACAGGGCCAACCCCTCGGTCGAGGCGGTGAGAGCGGTGAACGACGTGGAAGTGCTTGTTGCACTGCGGCCGACGCTGTCGATCTCGCTTTCGGCTTCATCCGCCCTGCCCTGGAGGAGTTGGAGTTTCGCGGCGAGGCTCGTGGCTTCGCTGCCGAAGCTGGACGCGGCGCGTTTCGCGGTTTGGGTTGCGGTGACGTAGCTGGTGCTGTCTCCGGTGATCCGCGCGGACAAGTTACGAAATGCCATCAGTTACTTATTGAAATGATTTCGACCACTCTCGGCGCGACGATTCGACATCGTACTCGCGATGGGACAACGACGCCTGCCGCTGTGGTCGGTGCTCGTGTTTGAGGTACGCCTCCGCCTGTGCAGCGAGTTCGATCTTCCCGCGTTCCCGCGGGGACAGATTCCCGAGTGTCGGCGGCCACGTGTACCGATATCCCCAGTCGTGGGCGCGTTTGTCCCGGAGTGCCTCCTCGGCCACGTCGGGGAGGGTTACCTGTTTCCCTGGGGGAGTTGCAACTCCTGCATCGCCGCCTGGATGTCTTCGGCGCCACTCCAGGCGAGCTGCATCGCGAACCACAACTGCGTCCGCTTCGACATCGGGATCGCGTCGACGTCGACACTCGGTTCGACGAGAAACTCGTCGATCGCCTCCTGGATCACCTCGGCTTCAGCGTCCGGCCCGTCGCTGGCGCGGTCTTCCAACGCCTCGAGCTCGTCCTGGGTGATGTCTTTGATCTCGATGGGGAACGACTCGCCATCGGCCGTGATCTCCCGCGTGATCGTGTCCCGGGACTGTAACCAGTCCGCGGTGTTGTCGAAGTCTGTCATGGGTTAGTTGTGGGTTGCGGTGACGGCGGGGTCGCCCGATCCTTCAAAAGTTACACCATACAGCTGGTTGGCGTCGCCGGCCGAGCGGTCGACGTCGTCCGTGTCGGTGAGTTGGGCGTTCTTCACGGTGATGCTCCCGTCGGGGTACGTGTAGACGAGGTCGCCCGTGGTTTCCCGATAGTAGCGGACGTTCTGCTTTGCCGTCTCGTAGGGGCCCGCAACGTCGGCGGAGACCTCGACCGACGCGGTGCCGGGGTCGATGAACTGGCGACGGGTGCCCTGCCCGGGTTCGCGGGTGAGGTCGACGTCGATCGACAGGTCCAACGCGTGGACCCGGTCCGCACTCGCGGATTCGGCGAGGGCGCCACCGGCGAACGTCGAGCTCGTGCCGAGGAACAGGTAGTCCGCCGGATCCGTTCCGATGGCCGACGAGTGCGAGCCCGAGCCGAGCGTGGGGATGCCGCGGTCGCCCTCGACGCCGTCGTCGTCGGACCCCTGGATGGGGTCCTCGAGGAGGTCGTTGCCGGAATCGTCTTTTACCGAGATGTCGCCCTGGGGTTCGGCGCTGAGCCAGATGGCGTCGATGTCGGTGAATGATGTGGCGCCGGTGACGGTCGTCGTCCCGGTGAGCGTGAGGGTTTCGGACTGGGCACCATCTTCGCTTTCGATGGTGATGTCCATCGTGTCGTTCGCGTTCGTCGAGACCACCTCGAGTGTGGTGCCATCCGCGGGTTGGTGGATGATGTACTGGCGCACCTTCTGTGCGGCGTACCCGGCTTCGGCGACGATGGGGTTGGCCGCCGACGGGTCGCCCGGGAGCGATCCGGACGACGGATAGCAGCCGCTGCCGTAGATGAACTCTCGGAACCCGGCGCCGTCGACACCGCCGTCCGCGACTTCTCGACGGAACAGGACCTCGTGGACGGGGTACTGGCTTTGGTAGTCGAGGGTGAGGAGTTCCCCGATCGGGTCGTTAGGGTTGCTGCTTGCGTCGACGGGGAAGCGCTGCAACCAGTAGCTCAGTGTGAGGTCGTGTTCTTCTGGGCCGCGGAAGTGGTCGGTGGTCCACCCCGTGCCGACGGTGGTGTCGCCTTCGACGCCGGCGTCACCACTCCACCCGGGGTAGATGGTGAGGTAGTCACTGAAACGATTCCACGCGGGGTCGGTCGGGGGCCCGGGATAGTCCCCGGACAGGTCCGACGCCACCCATTCGGCACGCACATTCTGGAGTGCGTTCTCAACTGGTGCTTGACTCATGAGTTATCGACCGCTTCGATGGCGTCGAGTTCGTCGACGAGGCGCTCGCCCACGTCCTGGGAGACCTGTGCCGTCCCCGTCGACGCGAACTCGACTTTCTCCGTCATCCACGGGAGCTTCAGACTCCGCGTGGCGTCGTTCGTGCAGGTGATGAACATGGTAGGTCTCCACTACGGCGAGCGGTCCCAGCCGTAGGCGACCGTGCAGTCCTCGAGGCGGACCGTCGGCGGCGCGTCGAAGTCGTCGGGAACGTCCGGCCCGGGTTGACTGCCCACATAACTGAACCGGGTGTCGGCCCCCTGCGCGTTGCGCAGGCAGACATCCTCGACCTCGCTCGTCAACGCGTAGACGATCGCCTCGGCGTCGACGGCGGCGTACGATGCCGCATCCCCAGTGTACTCCCGCCCATCCTCGGCGCGCGCCGTCGCGACGAGCTGCCCGTCGCGCTGCTGGCCCGGGCCCTGCGTGGTGAGAAAATCGTACGTGGTTTCACCGCCGCTGGTCTCGTTGCTGTAGGTGACGACGAGCGTGGGGTAGTGGGCGCCGACATCCTCGAGGCTGGTCGCGACGTCCAGGAACGCCTCGTCACTGGGCGATGCCGTGGGGTCGTACCCCAACGCGCCGCTGGGGTCCCAGTCCGGAATGAGGAGTTCGTCGATGAAGTACTGGGCCGGGCGCTGCGGGAGTCGTGGCATTGGTTACACCTCGACGGCCTCGAGTTCGATCGTCCCGTTGTGCGGGTCGACGACTGATTGTACCTCGTACCGCGTGCCGTCGCCCGTGTCCTCGACGCGGACGGCGGCCTCGGTGTTCTCGCCCCAGCCGGTCCAGGTTTGGCCGGTGTCATCGCGAACGCGGATTACGACATCGATCTCCGCTGTTGTCCCGCCGCGGTCCCGTTCGGCGTCGGGGGATGGGGAGTCGATGCGGGCGTCGTACGATGCCGTCGGTGTGTTGGGATAGGTGACGGTCCAGCCCTCGCCTTGGGTATGGGTCTCCGTGGGCGGGTAGACGTCGATCGTCGTGTTCGCGAGGACGGTGGAGTGGGCGCGGCGGAGGGCGTTCGCCACCCGGTCACGGGTCATGCCGACACCGCCAGGCTCGCGGATGCTGACGGGTCGACCTCGTCAGCCGACGGCAGCTCTGACGGCGACCCAGGCACGGCCTGCACCGACGCCCGCAGGGTCCCCGTGTCGATCAAGCCTTTCCGCGTGATGACCATCTTCACCCGACGCTCGATGGCGAACGCCAACGTCTCGACGAGCTCGTCCAACGAGTCGATGTCCCCGATCGACGTTCGGGTGTGTTCCTCGAGGAAGGGGCCGACGCCCTTGGCCTCGACCTCGTGTAACACGGGGCGGAAGAACGGTTTCGGGTCCATCTTCGACGTGCCGAACTCGAGGTAGACCGAGTACTCGACGGCGGTGCCCACGAACCACGCAGTGCTGTCATCCCACTGTTCTTCTTCGCGTTCCAGGTCGGTGACCTGGTCCTCGAGGCCGTCGAGGTTGTGGGAAAAGTCGGTCATCAGTCGTCGATTCCCTTGACGTCCGGGACGCCCACCGACGCGGAGGGCTTGTCGCTCGTCGCCAGCTCTCCCGTCGGGTCGAGTGTCTGGGCCATCTGCCCGAGTGTCGTCGCCGACAGCCCCTCGCCAGTCTCGCCTTCGAAGGAAACGTTGCCGTCTCCCTCGCCGGCGCTGCTGATCTGGCGCTCCGGGCCGGTCGCGACCAGGTGGGCCGCCAGGAGCGCGACGACGTCGTCGCGAACCTCGGTGGCCACGGTGTCGTCACTGGTCAGGTTGTCGTACATCCGGCCGGCCGCGCCGATGAACGCACTGAAGTCCGTGATCTCGCTGGACCGCAGGTGCTCCTCGACGTCGGAGTCCTGGACTGTCATGGGAGAAGGGTGGGGTTACGATTCGAGTTCGTCGATGCGGTCGTCGATCGCTTCGATCGCCGTCGTGCGGTCCTTGCTATCCGCCTCGTCGTGGCGCATCGCCTCGAGCGTCTCGATGTCGTCGACGTTCCCGACGGCGTCCTCGATATCGTCGACGGTCATCTCGGCCAGCGGCGTTCGCTCGTCGTCGGCATCGCCGCCCCCGTCGGCGGCGTCGGACTCCGTGGTCTGGGGCACGCCGTCCGCCTCGTCGGTCTCGGTCTCGTCCTCCACCTCTGCGGTATCCTCCTCCACCCGGACGAGTTCGTCGTTCGGATCGCCGGCGTGCTCGTCGAGTTCGACCGTCTCGCCGGGGGCGACCTCCTCGCCAGTGGCGCCGACGCGGAAGCGTCCGTCGCCAGTCCAGCGGTAGGTCGCCATCTCAGGCCCCCGTGACGTAGGTGACGCCCTTCACGCCGTCGTAAGTGCTCTTGAGGAAGGGCACCCGGCAGGAGAGCGCCTTGTACTCCGTCGCGAGGCCCATGTCAACCTCTTCGGAGAGGTTCGTCAGCCCCTGCGCGTTGATGACCTCGACGAAGCGCGGGTCCTTGACGACGCAGATGACCTCGCCGTCTGAGAGGACGCCGCTCGCGCGGAGGTCGAGGAACGGGTAGTCCTGCTCGATGCGCTGGCGGACGGACATGTTGCCGTCGCCGCGCGGGTCGGCGGCGCGCAGGTCGCTCCGCTGGTTCGGGTGGAAGTACAGCCACGCGCCCTGGGACTCGGGGTCCGGGCCGCGGTTGTTGTCCGCCGTCTGCGTCTCCAGCGGGTTGAGGATGTCGTCGTCGATGGTGGTGAGGATGTTCGACGCCGTCCCCCAGTCTCCTGCGGCCGTGCCGGTGATGGCGACGGTCGAGTCCTTGTACCCGTACATCGACAGGTCGTTGCCGTTCGAGTCGGGGACCGTCGGCCCCCAGCCGCTCTGCATCTGCTCCTCCTCGAGCTCGCGCAGCACGCGGCCGGCGTGGCGCGCCTTCCGCGTCTCGACGTCCTCGCCGAAGTTCATCGACTCCTGCTGCTTGCGAGCCGAGATGTCGTAGTCGACGTGCGAGATGGGGAGCGGCGTGCCGATGTAGTCCAGCGGCGCCTCGTCGTTGGCGCTACGGGCACGACCGTCCATGCTCCGCTCGCCGCGGTTGTTCCAGGTCCCCTCGCGCTGGCGGACGTAGACCGTCCGCGCCAGCGAGGAGTCGACCGTGTAGGCCGCCTGGAGGACGTCGTCGACCATCGTGAGGTTGTAGCGAACCTCCTGGAGCGTGTCCTCGGCGCGGTCCTCCCACTCCTCCCAGTCGAGGATCTGGTCGTTCGCGCGGATCGCCGACGGGCGCGACGTCGGCTCCTCGTAGAAGCCCTGGAGGAACGCCTTGTCGAGCGCGGAGAAGGCGCGCTTCTGCCACTTCGCCGCGCGGGCGCCGTACTTCCGCTTGGCGCTCTCGATCGCGTTCGCGCGGATCTGCGTGAGCAGCTGTTCCTGCTGTGCGTCGTTGGCCGCGAGGGCCATCTCCTGGCCCTGCGACAGTTCGATCTCGTCGATGGTGCTGCGGTTGGCTGAGACACTCGTCATGTTAGACCACCTCCACGTTGATGCGGGCGGCGTCGACGCCACCCTCGCCTCCCCCGCCGGTGCTGTTGTCAACCGCCTCACGGGCGCGGGCGAGCGTGCTTCCCGCGGCCGTAGTCACCTGCAGGGTGCCGTCGTCGTTGCTGCCGAGCGCGGCGTCGTAGGAGACGTTCGCGTCTCCGGACGACGCCAGGACGCCACCGTCCGCGAGGAGTGCGTTCTGCACCTTGCACCCCGGCTGGCAGACGGCGATCTGGATCGACTCGCCAGCGTCGTACTCGTGCTCTCGCGGGATATCCGTGTCAGAGCCACGGGGCGGCGACTCCGGCGTCAGCGCCACGATGAAGTTCTCGCCGATCTTCTCGACGCTGCTGACCGGCTGGACCAGCGGTGTCTCCTCGTAGTCGCTGTTCTCGCCCGTCTTCTCGAGAATCATCCCCGGGTAGACGGTTGCACCGGAGGCGACCTCTGCCTCTTCGTACTCGTAGGGGCCCGACGCGATGATCTCGACGTCGCTGTGCGTGGTGGGCATCAGTTAAACACCCCCGCGGGGACGTCGTCGGTGTCCGTCTCGCTGTCGTCGACATCGGCGTTGCCGACGACGCCGCCGGCCGGCACCGCACCGGCGCCGCTGGTGAGTGAGTCGCGCTTCGTCCGCAGCGACGCCGTCGTGGGGAAGTCCTCCTGGACTTCCTCGACATCGTCGTACTCCGCGGAGTTGGCGACGATCTCCTCGGCCATCTCGGTCTTCTCACTGTCCGCCTGGTTCGCGGCCACCGCCTCGGCGATCTCGTCGGTCGACGGGATCTCCTCCCGCAGCTCGTCGAGATCGTCCTGGGTGGCGTAGTTCTCGTCGTTGGTCACGTTGGTGGCCTGGTCGTCGTTGTCGTCGTCCGCGCCACTGTGGTCGTTTGCTGCCATGACGTCCTCGTGGATCGCCTCGAGGCCGTCATCGCACCGCTCCTCGAGGCTCTCCTCGGTGAGCGGGCTGTTCGCCGTGATTTCCTCGATCAGTGTATCTCGTTCCATGGTAGTGCCCGCGTCCTGCGGGCTGGATTCCACGCCGTATTCCGCCGGTTCGTTTCCGCTCGGTTCGTTCGCCGTCTGGGCATCGTCGACCGCTTTCCCGAGGAACGTCTGGATGGTCTCGTAGCCCCACGACAGGACGCTGTTCCCGCTCACCCCACGAGCCTCCGCCAGACTCTCGGGGTCGATCGGGGGGTCGTCGAACTCGTCGTTGACGGCCGACAGGACGTCGAGGAGCGCCTCGGTGTCCGGTGCGTCGTCACGGAATCGAAACGCCGCCGCGACGTTCTCCCGTCGGAGGTTGCCCTCGGCGTCGACGAGCGGGAACGAACTGTCGGACTTCGTCTCCTCGTCGAAGACGAAGTGCGTCGCGTAGTCGTCGTTGGGGATCTCGGAGACCTCCAGGTCGCCCCCGGCCGTTCCGGACCACTCGATGCCGTCCGCGGTGGCGTTCGCGTGCATAGCTGAAGTGTCGCTGCCGGAAGGCCTCGCTCCGGTGGGGTCATCGGTTCCCGAGCCGCCGATCGGGACGCGGACACCCTCCGCGTCGACGGCGTTCGCCGCCACTTCGGGGTTGATACCGCAGCCGTCAGCTCGCGAGCACTGCCCCCGCTTGTGCGGCAGGAGGGCGATGCTGTCCGGCCGCTGGATTCCCTCGACGTTTGCCCGGTGCTGGCCGTCGTACTCGCCGGCGGGGAGCGTCCGTGGGACGTACTGCGAGGAGACGCCGAACGGCTCGCCGTTCTCGATCTTCGAGATGATGTCGGCTGCGTGGCCGCCCATCGCCGTCGCGACGTCGGCGTTGATCGCCATGTCAACACGCGTCCAGGTGCCGTCGTAGCTCGGGTTCTCTGCCTCGCCGACGGCGTACTCGCGCTGGACGGCCTCGCTCGTCGTGATCGGGATAGGCGTGTTGTCCGGTCGGTCCTCGTCGTACCAGGGCTTGCCCGGTTCGTTCCGTGGGTGGTTCGCCGTCAGCGGCTTGCCCTCCCACCGGTCGGTGTTCGACCGGATCTCATCATCGGGGACGTACCCCCCGACGAGGTTCATCGCGCGGACGAACGGGACGTCCTCGACGATGAGGTAGCGATCGCCGCCGCGGGTCTCCTCTCTAACCGTGTTCGGGGTGACCGAGTTACTGATGACGTGCATGGTCATGCTCCACTGAGAACCGTGCCCGGGACGCGCGTCGCGAGCGGCGACGTGGGCGGGGAAGCGCCGACCACTGGGAGGATGACGCACTTACCATTCGGGTGCGCGGCTGGTTTCAGCCGGTAGACCTGCCCGCGCCATTCGACCGCGCCGGTCCGCATTTCTTCGATCGTCAGGGCGGCTCCAGCGAGGCGTTTGCAGAAATCGCAGATGTTCGCACCCCCCACAGCCCACTCACCGTGACCGACGACATCAACGCCGGCCCGCTCGTAGGTCGCGAGGGTTGCATCCGAGTGTGCCTCGATCGTTTCGGTCCGCGCCAGCGTCTCCGCGCGGGTGTGCTGGATGTCGCGGATCTCCCCGGTGAGCTTCCTAGCCATCTTCCGGGGATTCCATCCCTCGGCGAAGCCCTGCGTGAGCGTCTCGCGGACCTGCGGCGCCGCCTCCTCGGTGACGGCTTCGAGGTTCTCGTACGTCCGTGTGTGGAGGTCGCGGAGGGTACGCTGGTAGATCGGCCGCTCGAGGAGCTCGTCGTCGGGGATGTTCTCGACGCTGGCGCCTTCCTGGAACAGCAACCCCGTCGCCTGGTTGGCGCCACGGGTGACGGCCGCGCGGATGTACGGCGCCGTCCAGTGGCCTCCGTCCGCTACGGCACGCCCCTGGACGGGCTCGAGGACCTCGTCTCGGAGGACCTGCCGAAGCCATCGGGCGAACTGTGCGGCCTTCCCTTCGTCGGTCGGGAAGTCGAACGCAGCGCGTTCCTCGGCGTTTGCCCGAAGGCCCAGGGCGTCGTTCTGGTAGCCGACCGTGCGGCGGACGAGCCCGCGGACGGCGCGGAAGCGCCGCCTGATCTCCTGGAGGAAGTCCTGCTCGACGACGGTCGACGTCGCCCGGCCCGCCCGGTTGGCGGTGACGGTTGGGTGGGAGTGTGCCTGGCTCATGTCAGCCTCATCTCCGCCAGCCTTCCCAGCCGCCGAGCACCTCGTCCTTCATCGAGGCGCACAGCCGGCGGGACTTCAGTTCGCCCATGCAACAGCCGCCACCGCAGTCGAACTGGCCTCCCATCGACGACCATGCGTCGAGGAGGATCAGCCGCGCCGGCGTGTCCGACTCGCGCCAGCTCTCCGGCATCGACCAGTCGTTCGCGGTTACGTCGTCGCGACCGACGCAGGCGTTCGCGCGAACGTCCCCGACCGGGTCCTCGACATCAGTCTCGATCTCGTCAGCCTCGAGCTCACTGGCCGTGTAGAACCCGACGCCGACGCGCTCGTCTTTGAGCCCGACGACGTAGACGGGAGAGGAGTCGCTGGCCTCGATCTCGCCGTTCTTGCCCTCGAACGGCTCGGTGCGAACCTCGGCGACCACGCCGATTCCCTGCGGGGTCATCACCTGGTCGCCCTCGGTGTAGCGCGTCGCGTTCCCGACGGCGTCCGGGAGGTACTGCCGACGGAACTGGGCGCTGACGTCGGGGTCGTCCTCGTCCATGTCCTCCAGCTCCGCCGTCGTCTCCTCCTCGGGGAACTCGCCAGTCTCGATGTAGTCGATCGCCGTGTCACCCGAGAAGCCCGGCGCCACCTGCGATAGATTTCGCGCCGTCTCGCTGCGAGCCTGCTGCCGCTCGGCGATCTCCTGCTCAGTCGGCTCGTAGAGCTCCGGCCAGCCGATCTCGTAGGTGCCGCCAGCGGGCTCCGGCAGGATGCCGTACTCCCGAAGCATGTCGATCAGCGGCCTGAAGAGGAGCGGCGCCGCGTACTGCTGCTGACGCTCGCGGATGCGGGCGTACCAGCGTCGGGTGTCCTCCTGGCTCGCGGAGAGCTCGCCTGCAGCGTCGCCCGAGAGGATCCGCTTCGGGATGCCCGTCTGCGCGGCAATCGCCGAGAGCTCCGTGTCGATCAGCCCCGACGGGTCCTGCACCTCACCGGAAAGCTGCTCGACGTCGGACCCGACCGTCCGGAGGAAGGGCTGCCCCTGGTGGTAGAAGCGCATGAACTCGTCGCGGAGATTGTCGTTGTCGGTGGGGTCGACCTGGTCGGGGTTCTGGTTGAGCCAGATGTCGGAGTTGGCGCTCGAGTATGCTGCCTCGGCGACGGCGCCGAGCGTCTTCTCGATGTCGTAGAGCGGGTTGAGGACGGGCTCGAGCCGGGGGCGGGCCTTGTCCTCGTCGTCGAGGAGCTGTGTACTCGGCACGGCGACCACCCGGGAGTGGTGGATTTTCGCGTAGCCGTCCTCGTCGGCGTCGTCGTCGATGTCTTCGGTCAGGTCGACGTGGTAGTACTTCGGACGCCCCCAGCGGTCGTCGCCGAAGTCGCCGTAGTCGATGTCGTCGATTTGGGCCTGCGCGTAGACGCGGAAGCCACGGATGGAGTCGAGGGTGGCGTCTTCGGGATCGTAGGCTCCCTCGAGGTCCTCGAGTTCCTCCGTATCGTCGAAGTCGATGAACAGCAGACCGTACTCGCCGATGCCCGCGAGGCGGTCCGCGCGCTCCGCGTAGCTGTCGACGTCGTGGCTCCGCTGCAGTTTCTCGACAGTCGTCTCGAACTCCGTCGCCTCGTCAGACTCGGCATCGTCGACGACGTCCGGCGCGTGGCGCCAGGTGGCCGTCGCCGGTCGATCGACCACGGCCCGGGCGTACGGGTTTCGGAGGTAGAGCCCGAGGTACTCGTCCTCGTCGGGGTCGGCCTCCCATCCGAAGACGTCGTAGCGGTCGCGATCGTCGAAGCCCGAGTGGCCGAGTGCCGCGGCGATGCCCATCCGGAGGCCCTGGTCGAAGTCGGCGTTTCCGCGGAGCGGTGGCTGGTCATCACCCTCTGGGTGATGCTCGCCGTTCGACGATGGATCAGATCTCATCAGGAGTAGTCGGTCACTTGTGGGACCGTGCGAGCACGCGGAAGTCGTCCGCCGCGCCGGATTCGTTGGTGAGTGTTACCCGGACCTTGTCGCCGACGGCGTCCGTAGTGTACGACGGGTTCGTGCTCGCAGAGACATTCTCGTAGGTGAACCAGGTGTCGAGCGGTTCGTCGTAGACCTCGATCTCGAGGGAGTAGCTTGCCGCGGCGCTCCCCGCGTCGTCGTCGACGGCGATCGTCACGCCGTCGGCCGTCCCCGCTGTCTTCACTTCGACCGGCCCGAGAGCCCCGCCCGCTGACAGGCCAGTCGCGCTATCCGTCGCTCGGTCGTAGAGTTGTCCCATGAATGATGTCCTCCGTTGGGTTACCAGCCGAACGTCGGGCTGGCCTTCTGGTCGCGGTCGTCAGTCCGGGCCACCCACACGGCCATCAGGGCCGCGTCCAGGTAGTCCGGCGAGTGGCCGAGCTCCTCTTTGATCGCCTCCTTCGAGGTCGCCTGATAGACCTCGGCGCCGTTCTTGCCCCGGGAGTCCAGCGTCCGCTCCTTGTACTGGACGACGCGGGCGGCTGCCAGCGCCTCCTTCCGGAGCTGCTGGCTGGCGATCGAGCCGCCTTCCTCGAGGAACTCGCCGAAGTGGTGGAGTGCCTCCGACCATTTGTCGTACCAGCGCGTCTCGGCGATCGGCTTCGTTCCGTTCTGGAACCCGACGACGTTGGGGAACCGGTCGTTGACGTAGTCGTGGAAGCCGGGGGCGTAGCCCTTGTCGACGGCGATGTCCGGCGCCGGCCACTCAGCAAGGCCGGGCGTCGACGCCGTTCCGTCGACGACATCGGGCTTCTGTTGCTCGTGGTTGTCGCCTTGCTCGGCGTAGTGGACGCGAAGCTCGAGATCGTGGACGCCGAGCATGACGGTGTTGTCTGTAGTCCTGGCGACGTCGATCCCGACCGACTGCGGCGTCTCGCGTACGGCGGCAGGCTGGCGATCGTAGGCCGCCCGGACATCACTGGGCTCGATCGGGCGGAGAACCGACGCGCCGCCCGGTGGGACGATTCCGCAGCGACGCCGGTACCAGAGCGAGGAGAGGTCTTCCCGAAACTCGTCGTTCGGGACGTCTCCGAGGTCCTCTGGGAGGACGGCGCTGCGCTCCTCGGGTTCGGCGCCGAGCCACGGATCCGACCAACGAATAGCCTGATCGAGACCTGGCCATTCCTCGTCGTGGTACTCCTGCCAGTCCTTCTCGAGTTTGTGCGTTGTCGCCAGCCCGCCGATCGGCGCTCCCGGCTCGAGGCCGCGGTCGATGCGGACGGGTTGAGCAGCCCAGGTGGGGAATTGGAGGTGGTGCCACTCGTCGTTCTCGATCAGTTCGTGGACGATGTTGCCGCTCCCATCCGGCGGGTTCGCGATGACGAGGATGCGGTCGTTCTCGTCGGTGGCGGTCGACCGGACGGCCTCGGTGTGGTCTGCAGTGACACCGGGCTTGTCGGCCTCCTCGATGATGTAGATGACGTGGTCGTTGTGTGGGCCCTGGAGGTCGTCGGGGTACCGGGGGCTGACGCACTCGAAGAACCACTCGTCGTCAAGGCCGGTCTGGATCTCTCGATCGCCGTCCATCGTCCGCCCGCCGAACATCGTCGGCAGCGGGCTCCCACGGTAGAGCGATCGTGCTGGTTTCCAGATGTTCGTCTTCAGCGTTCCCGATGTCCCGGCGGTGACGTTGACGATCGTGTCCGGGTTGCAGTGGAGCGCAGCGATCCCGCCTGCCGCGGCGATGTAGGACTTTCCGACGCCGTTCGCGCCGGCGACGACCACTTGCTCGTGCTCGTGTAGCGCCGCGAGGATGCGATCCTGGACGTAGGTGCGCTGGAGACCGAGGAGGTCCTGGATGAAGCGGGCGTACCGGTCGGGGCCCGTCGACTTGGCGTACCGGGCCATGACGTCCCGGATGGTGTCGACGTCGGACGGGTCGACGTTGGCAGTAGTGCTCATGTCTTGAGGTCCTCCAGGACGCGCTCCGTTCGATTGCTCGGCTCGTAGCCAGTGATGAAAGCCCGGTGCCGGCCGACATCCCACGGGACGTCCGAGCCGTCTTCGGGGTTCGGTAGCGACAGATCGACGATGTCGTCACCATCGCGAAGGAACCAGTGCGCGCCCTCGACACCGTCGTAGACCTCACCCCAGTCGAGTCGGTAGACGTCGAACGGGGATTCCGTCCCGCCGCGAAGGTGGAAGTACGCCTCGGCGAGCACGTAACACGCGCCTTCGATGGGGTCGCCTTCGCCGGCGTAGCGATCCTTCCGGACGTCGGGGTGATCGCGGACGTAGTCGCGCAGCTGCCGGGCGACGTCGTCGGGCTCGACGAGGATCTGGACCGTCATTGGAGTACCTCGCGAAGCGCGTCGGCGACGTCGCCCCGGGCGGCGGCGTTCTGCGAGTCCGGATCCTCGAGCAAGCCGAGGTCTTTCAACCACATGCGGCGGTCGTTCGAAAGCTTCTTCTGGGCCGCCAGCACGACCGACTCCCGATAGCGACGCTGCGTCTCGGTCTTCCCTTCGCCGATCGGGACGATCTCCGTCTCCTCGTCGACGAGTGGGTGGCCGCTCTCGAGCCCCTGGGGTTTTTCGTCCGCCCAGCGATCGAGGCCGATGTCCTTTGCGTGGGTGACCGACACCCGGAAGAGCTCTGCCTCGAGGCCGAGGGGCGGCTCGCCGTGCAGCTGCTCGTACTTCTCCAGGTAGTCCGCGAAGACGTCGTCGACGAACTGCCGGAGGCCGTCGTCAAGGACTTTCTGGTAGTACGAGTTGCAGTCGGCGTAGGCGCCGTGTGTGACGGCGTTCGTGTTGTCCTCATGAGACGAGCCGTCGGCCGACGTCCCCAGGCACTGCCGGCAGCGCCCCGAGTCGTTCGGAGTCCCCCAGCCCGCCTGGCGGCCGCAGGGCTCGCCGTCTTGCCGACGACCACCGTGGTCGCCGCACTCGTCTTCCCAGGTCCGATCGTGTTCCCCCATGGGGTGTTTTCAGAAAGGGTCAGTTGTCGGCCGCCTGTTCGGTCGATTCCGCACCGCCACCATCCCCGGACGGGTCGTTCCCGGCGACGTCCTTCGCGGCCTGGGCGGCCTGGTCGAAGGTGTCCTTGCCGTAATCCGCGACGGCACCGCCGAGGATCACGATGAGGACGGCCAGCTGCCAGAGTGTGTCGAGCGGCTGGCCGGCGTACATGGAGTGGACCCAGATGCCGAGGAGCGCGAGGATGGCGACCGTTCCGACGGCAGCGCGGAGCGCTCGGTAGGGGCGTTGTGGTTTCATTAGGGGTCGAGGCTGATTTTCTGGGTGGTGGGGTGGGGGTGGAGGCTCATGTGGGTTAGAAGGTTTGGGGGGTGGCGTCGATCATGTCGCTGATGTCATGCATCGAGTAGTGTTGGGTGGTTTCGCCGTCGCCGTAGGTGACCCAGCGGGTGCCGAGGCTGCGGACTTCGCCGCTTTGGATTTCGAGGTCGATGATCCAGCCGCCGATGGCGCCTTTGTGGCCTCGCCTTTGCCCGTAGGTGGTGAGGTCTTTCCAGCACCCGGTGTAGAAGCCGAGGACGCCTTCGGATTCGGCTTGCATTTGGCCGTGGAGGTGGCCGATGGCGGCGATGGTGGGGCGGTCGTGGAGGGGGCGTTCGCGGTACAGTGTTTGGAGGCGGTAGCCGAGGGTGTAGGGTTTGCCGCCGGCGGGGTGGATGAGTTCGAGGTCGATGTCGTTTGTGTCGTCGAAGACGATGCGGGCTTGGCTGTCGCCGAGGTAGTGGAGGTCGTCGCGGCGTTGGTCGATGAGTTCGCCGAAGTGGATGCCTTCGCGGCGGTAGAGTTTGTGGTCGTGGTTGCCTTCGATGAACAGGGTGTCGATGTCGTCTCGGTGTGGGTAGTTGTCGATGACGTAGTCGCGGAGTCGTTCCCAGCCGGTGGCTTTGCCTTTGACGCCGTTGACGTGGTTGCGGTGGACTTTCCAGCCGTCGCCGATGTCGCCGGCGTGGAAGACGAGGTCGATGCCGTGGTCGACGAGGCGGTCGTAGAAGTCGTGGAGGTCGTCTAATCGTTCGGTTTTGGCGCCGAGGTGTGTGTCGCTGATGAGGCCGAAGCGGTAGCGGCCGTCGCCGTTGCCGAGGCGGTAGCGTTTGTCGCCGTCGTCGGGGATGTACCAGAGGCGGGTGCCGTTGTCGTCGATGGTCTCGTATTCGAGTTCGTATCCGGCTTCGCGGAGGCGTTGGAGGAGGCGGCTGACTTGGTCGCGGCTCCACCCGTACTCGGTGTTGAAGTCGTCGTAGGTTAACCCGTCTTGGCGGAGGGTTCGGAGGAGGCCGTCGGGGAGGTCGTCGGTGGTGGGGATCGTGTCCGTGTTGGTGGTGTCGAAGGTGGGGAGGGGGTCTGACTCGGTGTCTTCGTTGTCGGTGGCATGGGTGTAGGTGCCGGTGTCTGGGTTCCAGACGATGTCAACGCCTTTGTCCCGCAGTTTTTCGATGTAGTACTTCGCGGTGTTCTCTGCGCACTCGAGTTCGGCGGCGATATCGTGTTTGTCTGCGGGGAGGAAGTGTAGGACGCGTTCCTGGTTCTGTGTGAGGTCGATGTCGTCGGCGACCATGTCAGCGACCCCTCCGTGTCATGCGGGGAGGAGCCCCCTGAGTTCGGAGAGGCCGAGTGCTGAACTCCCCAGGACAGTGGCTTTCGTGAGGTAGCCGAGGACGTATCCCGTGGTGAAGTACCACTTGTTGTGACTCCAGTTCAACTCGGTCCTGGTTTGGGGGTCGGGGATCTTGTCCTGGTAGCCGGCCCTGGGTTTCCGGGCGAGGAATCCGGCGGCGAATCCGAGTTCGAACAGGTGGACTTCGTTCCATGTGAGGTCCTTGAGGAAGTCGTCGACGTTCGCCGACTCGGACCCGGTCTCAGTCGAGGAGTCGTGACTCATTTGTCGTTGGAATCGTCTTGCTGTTGGTTGAGCGTGATCGTGCCGCCGAATGCCTGCAGGTCCGCCTCGATCCCCCACCACCGCCCGATCAACGACCACACGACAGCGCTCAAGACACCGTAGGTGGCGGTGGCGTTGGCGTCGCCGGTCGAGACGAGGACGGTGATGATCGCCCAGGTGGCGACGAGGATCCACGTCGCGACTTTTCTGGTGTGGCTGTTGTCGTGGTGGGGAACGAAGACGAGGAGGAGGCAGGCGAGTTCGGCTTTCACCCGGGTGACGGGGTGGGTGGCGAGTGGTTGTCTGATCGGGCTTTGCTCGACAGTCATGAATGTGTGTTGAGGCCCGCGTCGACGGGTGAGGTCGACGCGGGTTGGTGACGCGGGGAAGTCACGTCCTCGGGGGAGGAGAGGCCGCGTCGGGGTTGGAGGCCCACCCAGCCTCGGGGGCTGGTCCCAACCCCGGTGGGGTTGGTTCAACGGGGGTACCCGTGGGCCAGTGGACCGACCGAGATTTGAACTCGGGACAGCCAGGCAATCCACGCCTTCGGGATAGCCGTCACCGGCACGGCGGCGTCCCGCCGTATCTCCCTACTTATGGCGCTTCCCGCGTCTTGTTCACGACCGGACCACCCTATTTGCCTCGCGGCGTTCAGTCACCCGGTCGATTACTACCACGGAACTAAGCCCGGTGCTCTCCCAGACTGAGCTATCGGTCCGAACGCCGCGCTGTAGGGGAACGCTCGGATGTCGCTCCCTTTGGCGTCTTTCAGCCCGCGACTTCCCACCTGCCGCGGCAGGCGGGCGAGTGGGCCGAGCAGGAGTTGAACCTGCACGTTGCTTCCGAATCGCGTGGAGCGCCACACCCAGGGACGGGTGCCGCTCTACCTCACCGATGCCGCCCAACACCGGACGCGCCTTCCGGGGTGAACATCGGGGGTAATCTACGTCGGGTGGCGCTACTCTCCGACTCTACCATTGAGCTATCGGCCCGTGCGACGGTGCCGTGACAGGGTTCTCACCCACTCAGACGCGTGAACGCCTTAGACGGGTTTACCGCCTCCGCAGGGTCAACACCCATTCACGGCCTTATCCGCCGATACCTCGGCGTGGAGTCGAACCACGCACCGCCAACGAGGCGAATGTGCGGCAGCCAGGACTCTCACCTGACCCCCGGGAATCCCCGACCCCGCGATCCCCTGTTATCCAGGGGGCACCCAGCGTCGAGGCGAGGGCACGTATTCGCTGCCGCAGTCGGCAACTCACAGTGACAGGACTCGAACCGATCCCCGTGACCACGTATCCTCGCGGACGAGCTGCCAGCATCCGCGACCGGTGCAACACCCTCGAGCATGGGAGCACCCCAGCGGCCGTCATCGGGACCTACTCGTACCAACCCACCGTCAATATCTCTCGGTCGGCCACGTCGACGACCACACCGACCCCGTCGTCGACGAACAACCGACACCCACGCCGATGCGTCTGCCGCACCTCGCCACCGTCGATCGCGTCCGCCACCCGATCCCAGTTGATGCCACGCTCTTTCGCGCGTTGCCCGGCATGGATCGTCGGTCGGTACTCCGACGGGTCCCGGGACACCGTGATTGATGTAGGCATACTGACTACGTGTCGATGGGGTGTGACTCGTCGACGCCTGCCGCGATCGATGCGGACAACGCGGCGGCGATGCCGTTCGGTCCGATGGGTGCTGTCCCACACCGGGCGAGTGCGACGAGCGCGAACGCGTCACGGTCGACGGTGTACCCCTTGGACTCGAGGGTGCGGATGGTCGCCTTGATCAGCTCCCGCACCCGCTCCCAGTGCGCTGTTTCCCACAACCTCGTCCACGCGTCTTCGGCGCCGCAGTGACACCAGACGCCGCGGGACTCGTCGGCGGTGTCGCCGGGCCCGTAGTCGACGACGGTCGACCGACGTCGGCGCCGATACTTGCTTCGGCGGACACTCGTCGGCGAGGCGGGGTCGCGGCTGCGGCGGTGGACGCGTCGACTGCGGATGCGGCGATGACAGTTCTGACAGACATCCCCGGCTTCGAGAATGTCCTCGGTGAGGATGGGGTGCAGGGACACCACGGGCTGGCGGGGTCTCTCCCCCGAGTCACGAACCCTGGTGGTGCCTGTACCAGATACTGGCGTGTCCTCAGTCATAAACCATCCCCCGTTGAAACACAGAACCCGCGTTTCACCACCCCACCCTCATCGAATCCCCACGACTCGACGAGGGCCCCCTCCACCTCGAGGAATCGGAGGTACCGATTCACCACCTGGACAGTGAGGTCCAGCTCCTCCGCGACGACGCGGGGTTGGACGCCACCCGCGACGAGGGTGTCACCCCGGTCCTCGGCGTCGACGACGGCCTCGTAGATCTCGCGTTTGGTGTCCTCGTCGATACCGTACGCCCCACCGGTCATGGGTGGCCTCCGACGTCTGCGCGAGTGGGTCGGTCGTCGAAGGCGCGGTCCTCGCCGTCGACGCCGATCCAGACCCACTCTCGGTCTGGGGGGTTGCGGTCAGCGCGTGGCGCCTCGCTCAGGTCTTCGGGTTGGTCGCCGATGGTGTCGAGGACCTGTTGCCGGTGGTTGAGCCAGGCGATGACCTGTTGTCGGGGGCCGCGGTCAAGGGCGAGTTCGACGCTACGCCACGTTTCGACGCGGCCCTGGGTTTCTAATCCGCGGATACGGGCCTGGGCGGTGCGGGCTCGCGTCGGGTTGTCGAGGAGGTCGTGGTCGAGGAACCGGTTGGCGGCCGCCCGCGGCGGACGCGTCATCCAGAGACCCCTCCGAACGCAGAGAGGTTGGCTTGGTGGTCGACGGTGCCGACGACCTCGAACGCCGGCGTCGCGAGCGGGTCCTCACCGAAACTCTGGTACACCTCGCCGTCCTGGGCGATGCACTCGTTGATCCAGTAGTAGTCGCGTGTGGTCGCTTCGGTGAAGGGAACGCCGGAATCGAGGTAGCGGACCGTCCAGGTCGGCAGGCCGAGCGACCGGGTCTCGGTGACGGACTCGACGACGGCGTCCTCCCGGTGGTGCCGTGCGATCACGTCGCCGCGGCCGACGATGCCCGACACGTCACCGTTCGTGCGGGGGAACTCGTACTCGCGGACATCGCCGTCGATCGTCCGCAACCGGTTCGACGCGACGTCTAGGCCGAGTGCGGACTCGTCGACGGTCTGGGCCGTCTCGCTGTCGAGGAGCAGGACGATCGTGTACGTCCGGTTCCCGTAGTGGTACTGGCCGCTCCGCCGCTCGTGGTCGTAATGGGACTCGACCGCCTGCTTCGCGAGGCCGGCGCTCGGGAACAATCCCTGCCAGTTGCAGTGGGTCGCCGTACAGGTCGCGAGGACGCCGTCGGTGACGGTGCGGATGGTCGCCCGGTCGATGGGACTATCGACGACGATGTCTGCCCGACTATCGATTACCGTCAC